AACGTTTTTTTAAAGGATTTAAGACAAGGGTGGAAAGATCACCATGGTTTATTGGTAAATATGATCCCAAAGCATCAGAGATTAGATTTAATAAAAATGTAAATGTTTACTCTGGTCACTCAGAAAGAGAAGCTTTTGAGGGATACAACGTTATAGCCGTAATCCTAGATGAGATATCTGGATTTGCTACTGAAAATACAACTGGACACGATCAAGCTAAAACTGCTGATGCTATTTATGATATGTATCGAGGTTCTGTGGTATCTCGTTTTCCAGAATATGGCAAGGTCATATTGCTTTCTTTCCCACGTTTTAAAAATGATCCTATTCAAAAATTTTATAATTCAGTAGTTGCAGAAAAAGAAGTTATTATTAGAAGAAAGCTTTTAAAAATGGATGAAAGTTTACCTGATGGTACTACTGGCAACGAAGTAAATGTTGAATGGGAAGAAGACCATATTATCTCATATACAATACCTAAGGTGTACGCTATCAAGCGTCCAACATGGGAAATAAATCCAACTAAATCAATAGAACATTTTAAAGTAGAGTTTTATAAAAACATGCCAGATGCATTAAGCAGATTTGCATGTATGCCATCAGAAGCAGTAGATGCATTTTTTAAATCTAGAGAAAAAATTGAAAATGCTTTTAGTAATAAATCAATTGCAGTAGATGCATTTGGTAGGTTTGAAAATTGGTTTGCCGCAGATCCAGACAAAGAGTATTACATCCATGTAGACTTAGCTCAAAAACATGATCATTGTGCAGTTGCTATGTCACATGTTCAAAAATGGGTTAATGTAAAAGTAACAGATACATACTCTCAGCCAGCTCCAATTGTAGAGGTTGATGCAGTCAGATACTGGACCCCAACTCCAGACAAATCTGTAGATTTTACAGAAGTAAAAGATTATATATTAGCACTTAGAACAAGAGGATTTAAGATACGTGTCTGCACATTCGATAGATGGAATTCTCATGATATGATGCAACAACTTAGGCAGTATGGAATTAATACAGAAAACCTATCGGTTGCTAAAAAGCATTACGACGACATGGCAATGGTTGTTCTTGAAGACAGATTAAAAGGCCCCCATATCCCGCTCCTTGTTGATGAGCTTTTGCAATTAAAAATTATGAGAGATAGGGTTGATCACCCAAGAAAAGGATCAAAAGACTTAGCTGATGCTGTATGCGGTTCTATATATAATGCAATTAGCAGAAGCAGGCCACAAAACAATGAAGAGATTGAGATACATACCTACAGCTCTTTAAAGTGGGACAAAGAAAAAGAAGATGATGAAATAGTAATGAACATGATAAGGCCACCAAGGATGCCAAAAAACTTATCAGATGTATTAGACGGAATGGAAATAGTATGAGTATATATCAAGAAAGAGCAAAAGAGTGCAAGTGCTGCGGTAAACATGTTCCTCTTCCTACAGTATTAAAAGAGTACAACGGAGTGCCACTGTGTCCAACTACATTTTCAAATGTTGTGGAGTATAAAAGAATATGGAATGCTGCAGGATCTAGGCCAGCAGGTAGTATCAGAAAACATTTTTCTGATTATGTTCAACAATTAGTAGAAACAACAATTGATAAGCCAGAAGAGGGGTCAAATAGTGGATCTTGAAGATAATGATGATAAGCTGCTAGAGCATTATATTCAGCTTGGAGTAGTTAATTTAGAAGGCATAGACGAGAGTGGAGAAATGATTTATTCTATAGATCAAGAACTCGCAAAAGAGCTTGCCCCAGAATTATGGCAGTCACACGTAAACTATGTTGATGAATCTCTTATCGAGCTATTTGAAGCTGGGCTTATAGACATTGAGTATGATGAAGATCTACAGGCCACTATACATATAAGTCCAGAAGGCCAAAAAATAGCAAAAGAAAAGGGCTTAGTAGAAATAGATCAAGAAAAATTTAGAGATATTCCAAACGATTAGTGGTTATGATATAATTATATTAGGATGCCCTAAGGGGGTCCTAATATAACTTATTCGCTTGAAGGAGGAATAAAATGGTAACAACACATTTCGCATGGGACCTTTTCAAGGACCCATTTTTTATTGGATTTGATAGGGCTTTAGATACATGGAATCATGTTCAACATGTATCAAGTGCAACTAACTATCCACCATATAATGTAATCAAGGTAGACGAAGACAATTTTATTGTCGAACTTGCCGTTGCTGGATTTGGTAAATCAGATATTGATGTATCTACAGCAGACGGAAAGCTTACAGTAAAGGGAGAATTAAACACAGAGGATAACGATTCGAAGTTTATCCATCGTGGAATTGCTGCCCGTAAATTTACTCGTGAGTGGGCCCTTGGTGAGTATATGGAAGTAAAGTCTGCAGAGCTCAAAGATGGAATGCTTAAGATTGATATCGTACGCATTTTGCCAGAAGAGAAAAAGCCAAAGACTATCAAAATCAAATAAATAGTATAATAGATATCTGCACCCCGTCACTGGGGAGTCGCAGATGCGGGCATAGTTGCCTAGGATCCACCTGAGCATGTGGATAAACTGCTCTTTAAAATTAAGAAAGAGACTGCTATGAATAAAAAACAACTAATGCCTAAAGTAATGGTTTATAACAATGTTTTAAATGATACAGAATATATTACATCAGTTATTAAGCAGTCAGAAGTAGAAGAAGAGCAGGGTAAATATTACATAAATAAGTGGGGCAATTGGGGTCGTATAGGGAAAAGTACACAATTAAAAAATTGGCTATTTAATATAAGTAACGGATCTCTGATAAACGTTGGAGACGAATCTGATGAATGCTGTGATAAAAGAAGTTGGTTTTTGCTAGAAAAAGAGGGAGAGATCCTGTCCCATAATTGTAATAAGGATATAGGTGAAACCAGAGTTCCACCAGAAGAGATTGAATGGTTTAAAAGTAATAAGCATAGTTTAATAAATGAAAAAAACTCTATAGACCAAAGAGCTGCTTTAAATAGTATAAGAAAAGCTTATAAAAAAGTTTTGTTAGACTATATAAAAGATTGGGGATCAGACGAATATTTTGATAAGGTAAATAATTTTAATCTTAAAGATGGTTCATGGCAAATACCCAATTCTGGTATATTGCACCATTCCACAACACCAGATGATTATTCTATGTCTATGACTTATCATACAGATACTCATCAATATGATACAGAGCGTGGCGGAAATCATTTTATCTTAACAATTACAATGTATTTAAACGATGATTATGAAGGTGGTGAGCTTACATTTTTAAATGAAAATGATAAAGATGTAATTCACTATCGACCAAAGGCTGGGGACATAACTGTTTTCCCATCAGCAGTTCCATATTGGCACGGTGTAGAAAGAGTTGAATCTGGCGATAGGTATTTGATAAGATCGTTCTTGTCTAAGGAATTTGAGCCATCAGATTTGTGGAAAAAAAATGCAGAGCATTATGGATTAGAAGAATATAAAAAAATGGAATACGAAAGAATATCTAAAGAATATAATAATCCTAAATATTTTAAATTAGCGGTTTATAATGATGATATTGTTAATAAAAATAAAGACGGTTCTGTTTCTATAGGAGACTATGTTGGCATGATTGGTTTTCCTTTTTATGTAGATAAAAAAAGAGGTTATTATAAAAACTAGAATTCATTGGATGCAAAGGCACGGTGACGATTCAATATCAGAACTAAAATCTTTATCAGAAAAATTAGATTCTTGCGGATATGAGTCAGTGCTTTTAGTTTATCATTCATTATTACCAGACTATATGATAAGAGTAGCTCATGTTATGGATACCAGGCACTCATTAAAGTATATGTTTGCAGTAAGGACGTATGCCATTAGTCCAGAATATTGTGCAATGATTTGTGAAGCTTTTAATTTAATTGATAATAATCGAATTATGCTTAACATAGCAGCAGGAGACTTGAAGCCAGATGAAACTAGCATTAATGATGTTGTTGGAATAGGAGAGTTTTTAAAAGATTACTCTGATCGAGTTAGATATACTTCTAAATGGCTTGAAAAATTTGTCAACTTAAGATATTTTAAAAACAAACCAGAATTTGTAATAAGCGGAACATCTTTAGAAACTATAAAAAATTCAGAAACATATGGCGATATTCATTTAGCTATGTTATCAAGCTATAGGGATGGGCTAGAGGTTGGTACAAAGAGAAAGATGGCTGCGTGTCCAGTTATAATCAGAGATACTCATGAAGAGGCGCAGGCAGTTTATGATGCTCAAGAAAATAGAATGACACAGTTTTCTATGATTTATGGAACTGAAGATGAGGTAATTGAACAAATTAAAAATTTTAATGAGATGGGCGTAACAGACTTGTTATTAAACTCTGATCACAGAGACGAAGATGAAAGAATTCATAAAATGGTAAAGAAAATGTTAAAGGGAGAATAGGTCATGCCTGTATATGAATATAAATGTAGTAAAGATGACTCACATGCAACATTATCGGTAACTAGATCTATTTCTGAAAGTGATCCAGGGTATCCTTGCGAAGAATGTAATTCAGAAATGATAAGACACTTTACCACTTTTGGCATACAGTTTAAGGGCAATGGCTTTTATAAAACAGATAATCCTAAATGATTCAATGATATAATTAACTAAACAGACAATGTGTTTGTTTAGGAGTTATAGTTGACTAGGACTAAGGCATGGAGATTATCGCTAACATTCATTTTAATGTTTGGATGGCTATTTCTCACACCTGCTTATAGCGAT